AAAAAATTATCAGATAAACAAAAAGAAAAGATATTCAATAATGGATATAACTTTATGAATATGGAAGTAATGTGGCCAAAATCAGCTAATGTAATTGATTACGATAAAGCTGAATTAGTATTTCATGGGGCATTAAAATATGATGATAATGGAACTGTAAAGGGTGAAGTAAAAGGAAGTGGAAGAATATTAGCAGGAATGATTAAACAAGTTAATATGCATATAGGAAAAAAATATAAAATAGGAAAACCTGTATTTTTAGATGTTCCAAAACATCAAGATTTTAGTAAAATGAAAAAGAAATTTTTAGGAAGATTGAGTAAATTAAAACATCGATATGGACTTAAAGATAACGACACACTTGCTTTATATCATCAACATTGGTGGGAAATGTTTATATCACAAAAATGGCCAAAAAAATTAAGTGGAAAAGTTGTAGAGGGATTAGTCAAAAGATGGGCTTTCTTTGATAAATCATATTCAGTTGCTGATATAAAAAAAGATATGAAAAGAACAGATTTTTTTGATGAAAAAGCTTTAGAATCAATATTAGAGTTTGATAAAAAGAATCACGCTGCACAAGTAAAAGAAAATATGAAACCATTTGAAACATTATTCTTTGAAGTTGGTGCAGAAATATTAAAGAATGTAAAAGGATTTATGGCTGCTAATCCTGACAAATCTGTTCAAGGAATTAGAAAAAGATTAGATAAAGCTATATCAAATGTTAGAAAAGGTGGTGATTTAAAGAAACTAAATACATTAAAATTACAATTGGATAAGTTAAATGCAATTGGTGGAACAAAAGCTATTGTTCCAAGTGAAGGTATAGTATTTAAATATAAGGGAAAAACATATAAATTTACTGGTGCATTTGCTCCAATAAATCAAATAACTGGGTTAATTTCCTTTTAAAAATGTGTTTTTAATCAATTATCTAATATTTATATATGAATAATTAGAGGAAAAAATGGCAAAAAGTAGAAAATATGAAAAGAATTTAGCAAAAATCCAAGATATGTTGGATGGAAATCATGGTAGAAAAATAGTTGTTGGTGACGCTAGTGTTGGTACTCATCCAAATGATAATCACAAAGTTGGTGATAAATGGATTGATTCGGATGGTATAGAATGGGAACAAAAACAAGGATATCGTTCAAAAGTAAGAACAATGCCTAATGTTGGTTTGTTTTCAAAAGTATGTAAAGACTGTAAGAAAAATTGTAGTCCAAACAAATTAGATAAAGACACTTGGGTTAGAATGGAAAGATGTTATCATTGTCAAATAAATTTTGAAGCATTATTACAAACATATCCAATTAAATATTGGGCTTGGATGAGATTACAAGTTTTAACTCGTTGGGAAGCTATGGAACGAGATATGGAACAATTAGTAGAAGAAAGATATAAAGAATTAAAAAAGAGAGTATTTGATAAGTCTGTTGCTAATGCTTTGGCAAATAGTAATGTTGATACATCAATGAAAGTAAATAAGAACTTAATAAAATAATAGGAGAAATACTATGGATTGGATTATGGCAAATTGGGAATGGGTAATGTTAGGATTTTATACATTAGAAAAAATCGTAAAATTATCACCAAGTAAAAAAGATGATATCATTTTTGATACAGTTTTAAAACCTATATGGGATAAATTACCTTTTAGTAAGTAATGGATTGGTATAAAAACATATATGGCCTAATTGAAGAAACAATTGATTGTATTGATTGTTTGGATGAACAACTTGCTTTAGAACAACAGTGCATGGAATATCTTGATAGTATAGACGAATCAGAATTAGAAGAGGGTGCGGTAATACGAAAAGTTATGAGAAAAGGTAAAGCTGTTAGAAAGAAATTTTGTAAGTTAGCTACTCAAAAACAATTAGGTGGTAGATGTGTTCCAAGAGGTTCAAAAGAAAGAATAAAGAAAAGTAGATCTATGAGAAGAGCTGCTAGAAAAAGAAGAGGTAAGATGAGTAGAATCTTGAAAAAGAGAAAAAAATCAATTACAAGAGGTAAAAGAATGGGTTTATACAAATGAAAAAATTATTTAAATGGATACTAGGTTTACTAACTGGTTTAGTTGGAATTTTATTTATGATTCTCGGTTCTTCTAAAAAAAATAAGAAGATTAAAGAGATAAAGAAAGATATTAAAAAAGTAAATAAAAATATCAAAAGTAAAAAACAAGAAAGTAAACGAATTAAAAAATCAATAAGTTCAAAAAAAGCTGAATTATCTAAATTGAAAAAGGGTAAAAAGAATTATAAACCAAAAGATGTTAATGCTAAAGAAGCTGCAGATTTCTTAAAAAAGTATTCTAAAAAGAAGAAATAAAATGCCACATATCTCGGTTAATAACAGGATAATGGATAATAATCCTAACTGAGAAAGATATGGTCAAACAGGTACAGTTGTATCTGTTAAAAACAATGAAGTAATTTGGAGAAGTGATGTTGATAATCAATTAGTCACTGATCCTCACAATGATTTATTAAAAATAAATAACAATAGGAGAAATAATATGTCCTATCATAATGGTAGAGGTTCTGGTGGAATGTCACGTCCTAATAGAACTAGTGTAAGAAGAGCTAATAATAATACAATTCAACAATGTAACACACCATCAGATTGTCCTCCAGGACAAACATGTCAAAATGGAGCGTGTGTTGGATATAATCCTAATCCTGGAACTGGTGGTAATGTAGTTGGACCAACTAATATTAATCAATTTATGCGAGATTTTAGAAACAATCCTGACTGGCAAATGATAGCTAGAGATAATGGATATACTTGGAGTGATGCATCAGAGAATCAGGTAAACAATATTATTTATTGCGCTCTATGTTGTTTTATGGCTTCTTGTTGTAATGGTTGTTCATGTGGATGTCCAGAACCTGAAACTCGTGGAGGTAGTAGTGGAAATGGTATGAATAATGGTATGACTCATACTCCTCATAATACAAAGGCAACCAGAGCTAACCAACAAGGTAATGTTAGGAAAACACTACATGGAAATCATCGTAATGTAAAAGGTCGTGGATTAAAATAGGTGAAAAATAATAAGTATACCAGATTTAAAAATCAAAATAGGAAATATAAAAAGAGTATGTATGGTAATGAAATTGACATTCAACGTACTACTCAAGATATTCCATCAAAACCATTAAATAAATTGGTTGGTGATAGATATTTTCCATTTTCATGTAAACCACCAAAAACTTATGAATGTTTTGAGAGGGTTGATTTGAATGGTGATGGTAAAATAGATGAAAAAGACTTGTTTTTGTCAATTAATGGTGGTAACTTATTATTATCAAAATATATTGAATTTATTATAAATAATGAATGCCCAGTACCAATGGAATGTAATAATGGCTAGACGAAAAAAATATCAAAAATTACTTGGATCTAAACCACTTGAAATTAAACGTGGTTTAAGAGGAGAACGAAAGGCAAAAAAAAGCTTTTCTACAAAAGCTCCTACATATAGAAGAACAAAAAATGGTAAAAAAGCTTCTATTTCCACATATAGGGGTTTAACAACATGGAATGATGATCATAGACATACATATACTATCAATTCTAATGGTGATGGTGTAACAACGATGGAAGATGGACATTATCACACAATTGTTAATTATGAAGTGGTTGAGATATGTGAGGATTCTGGTGACATTAGTAATATGTGTCATATGCATTACATTAATGATGTAAGAGAACAAAGAAATGATATGTTTAATTCAAATACAAGAACTCAAGTTAGAACTGTTAGACAGGAAAAAAGAACTGGTAATAGAAAAGATATGAATCGAAGATTTTATCCTAATACTACCAAGAATAATAATGGAGGAAATCGTAATGGTAATTATTAAAAATATAATATTAATTTTATTATTTACATTTTCATTTTCACAAAATGAATGTACAGGACATTGTTTTACAGATGAAGAAGTTCAAAGCTTTAGAACTTCTATTTTGGAATTAGAGGCATCTGATAGTACAAACCAAAAAATCATTGAAAACTTAAATTCACAGATATATATGTATATACAACAAACTCAAAATGATAGTTTAATTATTCAACAACTTGAGTTGAAAAATAAATTACAATCTGATTTAGTTGATTTGGTAAAACCAAAATGGTATGAAAATAAATACATATGGTTTGTTCTTGGGTTTGCTACTTTTTATGGAGCAACTGAAGCTGTAAGTAATGTTGGAAACTAATATATGAATATAGAAAATAAAATATTACAACAATTATATAATAATTTACAAGATTCAAATTATTTATCTAAACTTTTAAATGAAATTAATAATAAAAGTTATAATAAATTAAATAAAAATTATTTAATTAAGTTGAAAAAGAATATGATGACTTTACTTGAAAATAATTCAATTTTAAATAAAAATAAAGAAATGTAATGTCTAAAGATTTGAAAAATATTATAAAACAAGAGTATATTAAATGTGTAAAAGATCCATCTCATTTTATGAGAAAGTACTGCACAATTCAGCACCCTAAAAAAGGTAAAATGAAATTTGATTTGTATCCATTTCAAGATAAATCTATAAAAGAATTTCATAAACATAGATATAATATAATTCTTAAAGCTCGTCAATTAGGTATATCAACACTTTCAGCTGGATATGCATTATGGATGATGTTATTCCATAATGATAAAAACATTCTTGTTATTGCTACTGGTAAAGATGTAGCTAAAAACCTTGTTACAAAGGTAAGAGTTATGTATGAAAACTTACCATCTTGGTTAAAAACAGAAACAGAAGAAATAAATAAACTTTCTTTACGATTTGCAAATGGTTCACAAATTAAAGCAATTGCTTCAAATGAGTCAGCAGGTCGTTCGGAAGCTCTATCTCTTCTAATAATTGATGAGGCTGCATTTATTGATAAGGTAAGTGAGATATGGACTGCGGCACAACAAACATTGGCAACTGGTGGTGATGCAATTGTACTTTCTACACCTAATGGTGTGGGTAATTGGTTTCACAAACAATGGGTTGGAGCTGAAGATGGAACAAATGAGTTCAATACAATTAGACTTCATTGGAGTGACCATCCTGATAGAGACCAAACTTGGAGAGATGAACAAGATAAAGTATTAGGTCCTTCTCAAGCCGCACAAGAATGTGATACAGACTTCCTTACTTCTGGACAGTCTGTAGTTGATCCAGCAATTTTACAATGGTATAAAGATGAAATGGGAGAATCCCCAGTTGAAGAACTTGGTATAGATAGGGGATTTTGGGTATTTAGACAACCTGATTATACAAAAGAATACATTGTAGTTGCGGATGTGGCTCGTGGTGATGGTAGTGATTTCTCAGCTTGTCAAGTGTTTGAAGTTGAGGATATGGAACAAGTTGCAGAATATAAAGGACAATTAAGTACAACGGATTATGGAAACTTCTTAATTGAAGTTGCAACTAAATACAATGATGCTTTATTGGTAGTTGAGAACAACAACATTGGTTGGGCTACAATTCAAACCATTATAGATAGAGGATATAAAAATTTATTTTATCAATCAAAAGATTTACAAGTGGTTGATGTTGAACATAATGTAAGTAACAAATACAGAGCACAAGATAGAAGTATGGTTCCTGGTTTTTCAACAACTTTAAAAACAAGACCACTTATTGTTGCAAAAATGGAAGAATATACAAGAGAAAAATTAGTAAAATTACATTCCAATAGACTTATAGATGAATTATTTGTATTTATTTATAAAACTGGAGTGATAAATTCAAAAGCAGAAGCAATGCAAGGTTATAATGATGACTTGGTTATGTCTTATTCAATAGCTTTATGGGTAAGAGATACAGCCTTAAGAATCCAAAAAGATAGAAATGATCAACAATGGGGTATGATGGATACCATGTTAAAAAGTAATGGCAGTGATGATCACTCAGCTGGATTTAATAAGGGAAATACGAGACCAAAGCATAATCAATGGGAAATGGACATTGATGGTGAAAAAGAAGACTTAACCTGGTTAATTAAATAAAAGAGGTAAAAATGGCAGAACAACAAAATAATGGAATATTCAATAGACTAACTAAATTATTTAGAAGTAATGTAGTTATACGAAAAAGAGATGATAATCAATTAGTAGTCAAGGATTTAGATTTATCAAAAACAGCTTTGAGTAATAACTTTATTGATAGGTATAATAAAATACTTCAAAATAAAAGTAAATTTTCTAATTTACAAAACCCATCATTTACAGCACAACGATTAGAACTGTTTAAAGATTATGAATTAATGGATTCAGACCCAATTATATCATCGGCATTAGATATATATTCTGATGAATCTTGTGTTGATAATATAGAGGGTGAAATATTATCTATTAAAACTGATAATCAACAAGTTTCTAAAATACTTCACAATTTGTTTTATGATATATTAAATATTGAATTTAATCTTTGGTCTTGGATTAGAAACCTTACAAAATATGGTGATTTTTATTTAAAATTAGATATTATAGATAAATATGGTATTTCAAATGTTAAGCCATTATCTCCATATGATGTAGAAAGATTAGAAGGACATGATGATACTGATCCAAATTTAGTACAATTTGTACTTGAAGGAAATAAAAATGAGTTAGCTCAAAATTATGAAATAGCTCACTTTAGATTATTGTCAGATGCAAATTACTTACCATATGGTAAATCACAATTAGAAGGAGCTAGAAAAATATTTAAACAAGTATCTCTTATGGAAGATGCTATGTTAATTCATCGTATTATGAGAGCACCTGAAAAGAGAGTATTTAAAGTTGACATTGGAAACATCCCACCAAATGAAGTGGAAAACTTTATGAATAAACTAATAGGTAAAATGAAAAAAATACCTGTAATTGATCAAAAAACTGGTGACTATAATTTAAGATATAATGTTGAATCTGTAACAGAAGATTTCTTCTTACCTGTTCGTGGTGGTGATAGTGGAACATCTATAGAGTCATTACCTGGTTTGGCTAATGATGGACAAATAGATGATGTTGAATATTTGAGAAATAAATTAATGGCAGCTCTTCGTATACCTAAAGCATTTCTTGGATATGAAGAAGGTGTTGGTAGTAAAGCTACATTAGCAGCTGAAGATGTCAGATTCTCAAGAACAATTGAAAGACTACAAAAGATTGTTGTTTCTGAATTGACTAAAATTGCAATTGTTCATTTATACACACAAGGATTTGATGATGCTGAATTAATTAATTTTGATTTAGAATTAACTAATCCATCTATGATACATCAACAAGAAAAATTAGAATTATTATCTCAACAAGTTGATATAGCTAACAATTTGATTGAAAATAAAATTTTATCTAGAGAATGGATATATGAAAATATATTTGATTTTGATGATAATGAAAAGAATAAAATTCAAGAACAATTAGTTAAAGATAGAAAAACACAATTTAGATATACACAAATCGAAGATGAAGGAAATGATCCTGCAGTTAGTGGGGAGAAAAAAGATTCTGAAGACGATTTGGAAATGGCTAGACGAGGTGACTGGGGTGGTGATAGACGAACTGGTGATGGTGAACTAGATGTTGATACTGGATATGATGCGGATGATTTAAAAGATGCAACAAAGTACGAAAAAGAACGATATGGAAAACGGGAGTTCAAAGGTAAATCACCACTAGCTACATCTAAAGGTGCTACTGTTGTTGCTAGAGAAGGATTGATGACTTCTCTTAAAAGAAAATATGGTAAAATAAAACAATCAGGAATTTTAAGTGAAAATTCATTGATTAACGAGGAAGAATAGCAAATTTTTTATTAATTTTTAATATAAAAATACAATAATTGTTTGTAGTTTTATATTTATATATGATTATTTGCATCTTTATAAGATATTGGAGAAAATGAAAAATGGCTCAAAAGATTAAACATTCAAAAGTAAAAAACACAGGTCTTATTTTTGAATTTTTGCTAAGACAGATAACAGCAGATGTCCTTGATAAAAAGGATGATAGTGTATCTGTTAAAACTTTGAAAACAAGGTTTAGTGAAAATACTCAACTAGGAAAAGAACTGGCATTATATAATATATTAATTAGTAAAAAGTTTACATCAGATAGAAAAGCTGATTATTTTATTAATGAAGTTATGGTTCAAAGATCAAAACTAAATAAAACACAATTAAGAAGAGAAAAATATAATTTAATAAAACATATAAAAGAAACATATGATGTTAAAAAATTCTTTTCTTCAAGTATAAATAATTATAAAGCTTATGCGGCCATTTATAAGCTGTTTGAATATACAAATAAACTATCTCCAGAACAAAAAACAGAATCTTATTTTACCATACTAGAACATGTTACAACTAATGATGATAACAATAAATTAAAATTAAATCCAAAATATAAAGAATTAAATGAAGATCAAGAGTTAAGACTTCTTACATATAAAACTTTATTAGAAAGATTTAATAAAAAATATTCAAATGATTTAGATGGTCAACAAAAATCATTATTACGAGCTTACATTAACAATATTTCTGGTAACAATTCTTTGAAAGAATATATTGAGTCAAAAATTCCTTCAATGAAGTCTGCCATTAAAAAATATTCTAAAAATGTTAAGGATGATGTTGTTAAAATTAAATTAAAAGAAGCTGTTAAATCAATGGATAAGTTTTTAGATATACAAATTAATGAAAATATTAAAGATAAAACTGTAATTCAAATGATGAGGTATTATGAGTTAATAAAAGGACTTAAAAAGAATGGAAAAAAATCTTAAAAGTATAATATCTCGTCTAATTGATGAAGTAAAAGATGAAATAGAAAAAGAAGACGAAGAAATAGAAGAAGCGACTACAACTAATGATGTTGAGGGTTATGATAGTCCATTCGCGTTTGGTGACAGTGGTGTCAAAAGTAAAAAAAAGAAAAAAAAGATATCGACCAATAGTACTGGGTATAAAGTTGTAAATGAAGAGCTTTCTACCAGTGATGTAAAGGATATTAAAAAATTAATTAGATTTGTCGTTGCAGATATATTGAGAGATATATGGATAAAACGAAATGTATGGAGAAATCCAAGATAAATTAGGAGAAAAAAATGAGTAACCAATGGTGGAGAAGTCCGAGATTAGTAAAACAAGTACATAATAGTAGTGGTAGTTTCCAAGAATTAAATCACCCTGATCATGTTCTTGTTATTAATCCAGCGAAAGAACACATATCATTTAAATTTGCACATAGACCATCTGGTTCAAGAACACATCAACCATCTGGTAGTCTAACAGCAACAGATAGTACTGTATTTGGACCAGCTCACGAAGCAACTCCTTATGATCCAACTGATAGTGGTAGTTTTGTTAATATGGGAAATATATCATCATCAGATGGAACTCCAGTTAAATTAGATATATCACCAATAGCTTGGAGTGGTAGTAAAGCAGCAGGAACAGCAGCATCAGTATTCTTTTATTACATACCTAGGAGATAAAAATGTCAAAGAATTTATTAATAGATTATATACCATTTGAGGTAACACCACAACAAATCAATGAGTCGATGAAAAATAACGATGGTAGATTGGTTGTAAAAGGAACACTTCAAAGGGCAGAAGCCAAAAATCAAAATGGGAGAATATATCCAAGAGAAACTCTTGTTAGAGAGGCTAAAAAATATGCAGATGTTCAAATTAAAGAACGAAGAGCTCTTGGTGAGCTAGACCACCCAGATTCTTCTGTTGTTAATTTGAATAATGTATCTCACAATGTATTAGAAATGCATTGGGATGGTGATGATTTAGTTGGAACTGTTGAAGTTCTTGGAACACCATCTGGAAACATCTTGAAAGAATTATTTAAATCAGGTATTAAACTTGGTATATCATCAAGAGGATTAGGTTCTGTTAAAGAGATTAGTGAAGATAAAGAAGGTGATAGTACAGTCAAAGTTCAACCAGACTTTGAACTTATCGCTTTTGACTTTGTATCAAATCCATCTACACATGGAGCATTTATGAGACCTATGAATGAGAGTGTAAATGATGGTGTTGGTACTAGAAATGGTACTTGTTGTCACGATTGTGAAATCGAAGATATACTTAATGATATTATAAGAGCACAATAATGGATTATAAAGACTATATAAACGAAATGTATGAATTTGGGAAACCAAACAAAAAAGTAGTTAAGAAAAAACCAAATAAAAAATATACTTTATCTGAAGATATAAAAAATAGTTCTTATTATGATAATATGACTCCAATGGATAAATATACAATAATGAATTATATAAATAAAGATATAAAATTATTTGAAGGAGTAATTGGATTTTCTAAATCTGATGCATTAGCAAATGGAATAGAAGTTCCACAAAAATATATTATAGAAAAGGTAAAATAATATGCCGTCAAAGTCTAAAGCTCAACAGAGATTTATGGGAATGGTTCACGCTGTAAAAAAAGGTGAACTTTCCCCGTCTAAAGTATCTGATAAGGTTAAAAAAGCTGCTTCATCTATGTCTAAAAAAGATGCAAAAGACTTTGCTTCAACGAAACACAAAGGGAAACCAGAAAAAGTTAAACAGGAGACAAGAGTGAGAAGTCTTATAAAAAAAATGGTTAGAGAAGTATTAGATGAAATAGAATTAGAAGAGGGTTTTTTAACTGGTAAGAAAGGTGAGAAACAATCTACAAAAAATAGATCTGAAGTTTTTGATTATAAAATGGTTGGTGATAATGACAACCCAACATTTGATTTATCTACAGATACAGGTAGAGGTGATGGAAACTTTCCAAGTGGTAATTTAAGTAGTCTAAAAGAGGGTAAAAGAAGGCAGTTAAAAATACCTGTAATGGATAAACTTAAAACAAATAAGATTCTAAAAAAATTAAAAATGAAAATTGGTAAAGATTATGATATAGGTGTGGGGAAAGGTTCTACATTTGTATTAGATGTCGACCAAAAAGTTTTAAATAAAATATTAGATCCATTAATTTCAAATAGAATAAGAGTTAAAGAAGGAAAACTTAAAGAAGATTACAAAAACTCTAAATGGGAAGTATATGTTGGTGATGATGCTTATGGTAAGAATAGAAAAGTTGTGAAAGTGGCTAAATCTAAAAGAGCTGCAACTATTCTTTACAATAAATTAATTAAGACAGATAAGTATTTTGAAGTTGGTATGAGAGCAGTTAAAGAAGGAAAACTTACAGAGAAAAAGATGGATAGAAAGAAAGCTGCTATCATCCTAAAACAAATTGGTGGTAATAGATTTATTGCTATGACAGGTGCTAAAGGATTTGCTTTTTCTGACAAATATATGTCATTCAAGATAGGTAGAAACTCAAAAGGTATTAACTTTGTAAGAATAGCTCATAACGCTATGGATACATATGATATGGAATTTGGTTTCGTTAGTGTAAGAGGAATTAAAGTTAAAAAGAAAGTTAAAGGTGTATACGCAGATATGTTAGGTACAATGTTTAAAAAGTATACCGGAATGAATGTGAGCCTATAATGATAAAATTGATGGAATTAATCGACCAAACATTGGCTAATACAAAACTTTGGAAACAAGAGAAACATTGGAATAAGTTTAATAAAGCTACTGATAAAGGTAAAGATGTTTTAGTTGTATTGAAAAAAGATAAGAAGAAACATTATGTTTGGCAAAGAGGAACTTCAAGTAGTATCTCTATTACAGATTTAGATGGTAAGAAGCACATGACTATAAAACCAGTGGATGTTCATCAAGTAGTAGAACTACCACATACAGGATATGTTGGTAAACATCCTGAATTAAAAAAATATGGGTTTAGATAAATGATTAAATTAAAAGACTTAATAACAGAAAAAGTAGACTTCAGAGTTACTGTTGAAGATAGAAAAGGTAAATTGATTCAAGGTGGAAATTTTACTTTAAAGAGTGATGCTAATCTCTATATTAAAGAT